CCCACACTGCGGAAAAACACTGCCGAACCCGCCCAACAAACATTGAAGCAATACACCGAAATTCAGACATTCGACGTACTCATGTATGACGGGATAGCCCGCGCCCGCTGTTGTCAGATAACAGCGACTGCCACGAGTGTGGTCTTACTAGCGTCTACCGGCCTATCGCGCTGAGGTTTGTCAACTACAACCTACTTTTGCTCACTCTTAAATTCTCAAACAACTCAGACTCTCAAGTTCGAGCCGGACACCGTCTAGCACCGTGAGGCTTGAGGTCTACCGTTTGGCTGTCTGCCTTGCGGTAGTTACCAACTATAGCCGGGTAATTAAATACCCGCAAGTCGGTATCACAAACCACCCCTAAAACTATTGCAATTACTAGCATTCATCGGCGTGTCGAAACCACCATAAACCACGCAAAAACCACCACGCCATAGAGTCTAGGCCACTACCTCATGCGTATATGGTTGCACATACAACAGTTGCACCATGCAACAATCACAAAACATGAGCCAACCTCACTCAACCCCATACCGACGCCGCATACAGTCCCATGACCACGTCCATACGCACGCCCATGCACGCGCACGCGCCTATGCCCACGCACACGCCTACGCGCGTACACACGCGCGGATACGCGCACGCGCACATACGCACGCGCACATACGCACACGCATACATGGGGGTGGGAGAGCCCCACCCCGGTAAGACGTGGGGGCCGCTGCGACTCTAGCTCTGACGCTGGATGCGATCTGGGGCTATTACGGAAAAGCCGTTCGTTTCCACGATGAGCGCTGTTCTTTCACATTTTCTTCACTGCAACGCTTGCCGCAACGCTTGTTGTGAGTAAAATGTCGTGTAGACGGATTGTCGGGGAATGGAGCGAAGCTCAGGTTCCTGACAAGACGAGGCCCCGCAATCGCGGGGTTTTCTCATATCTGCGTGAGATATCCCAATTGGTAGAGGACGCCGGCTCAAACCCGGTGCGTTGTGGGTTCGATTCCCTCTCTCACGACTAGGCCACGCCTTTTTTGAAAACCAAACCGTCAAAACAATTTACGAGGATTTGTAAGGTCGAGTTCTCTGGGATTCCGTTTTGTATTGGTGTTGTTTTCTTGGACCGGGGGCGTGGCCGGGGATGATTGGCAGAGTAGACGAATGCGGCGGCTTGCTAGGCCGTAAACCGTAAAAGGTTCGCAAGTGCAAATCTTGCATCATCCGCGAGATGGTCGGTGAGGCCGGTCAAGGCCGTGACTGTCGGTTGGGGTTTGACCGCCCGTGAACCGGCGTCGTGCAGGAATCTCCGCACGGCATCGTGTGCTGGCTCCCCGCTTCGCGTGGGTTGATGTCGGCTGAGGAGTGCCCCTTCCTCACTGGGGGCGGGAGTCTGGGATGGCTTCCACGGTGTCGAGCACGTGGAGTGCGCGCGGTCTGTAACACCGCTGCCTTTGGCGATGGGAGTTCGATTCTCCCCGGCACCACAATCGCAATGTAGTTCAAGAATCTGGCAGAGAACTGGGGCTAAGCGCCTAGGCGGCTTTGGTTGCAGAGAATGTCGGGTAGCGCCCGGAGATCGTTGCATACTGATCGTGCAATGCGTTGCGAGACTTGGAGAGGCCAGCCGATTGGCGGCGGCAACTGTTTCGAAAACAGTCTGCGTGCAAGCGCGTGTGGGTTCGACTCCCACTCTCTCCGCTGTCTGGTCAAGGTATGTCAGCCAGCCTAAACAATTGACTACCCCAAATGCCCGTGGCCGAGTGGTTCAGGCACCGGTCTCCAAAACCGGTTACGGAAGTTCGATTCTTCCCGGGTATGCGATGCCTTGAGAAGAGGCAGCTCTTGGCGGTGACAGCTTCTCAGTCATCGCCAGCCGATTGGCGGCGGCTTCATGCCATGCCGTACGGCGATAACTGAATAGCGCTCCCTCTAGTGGGAGGCGTGGCATTCTAGCTCATTGGAAGAGCGGCGCTCTCGTAAAGCGCAGGTTCGAGTTCGATTCTCGGGATTGCCTCTAGGAACCGGTGGCCCGTGGGCCAACTCCCTTGTATTTGGATTAACCCCGTTGGAATGCTCGCTCGCCACGCTCCCACCGGTTCCGTCCCCTTATATATAAGGAGTCATCATGGCTTGGTCATCTTCCAACCGTGATGCACGGTTCAATCCCGGATGGGAGCGGACCCGCAAGCGGATATTGGAGCGGGACCGCTATCGATGCCAGTGGATTGTGACTGATTGGCATACGGGGGCAAAGCATATTTGCGGCTATTCGGCCAATGAGGTCGATCATAAGGTTCGCGCGAAGAACGGTGAGCCCGATGATGATTCCCCGTCGAATCTGTGGGCCTTGTGCCCGTACCATCATTCGCAGAAAACCGCGCAGGAGTCCGCTGAGCAGCGGCGCATGAATCGTGAACGCCGGAAGGAAGAGCAATGGTATTCGCATCCGGCGTTTCAGTGAGCGGCTATGTATGCATGGTGGCCGGCTGCGGGAATGCGGTGTATGCGCGCGGCTTGTGCCGTCATCATTATGACCGTGACCGGTATGCGGGGAGTCCGATTATCCCGTTTCGTACCCGTTTGTGTCCTATAGGCCATTATTTTCAACCGTCTCGTGTTGACCAGATTTTCTGTTCCGGCAGGCATCGCAGCAAGTACAAGCGGCTGTCGGATAAAGACCCTGTGAAGTATCCCCCCAATCCGGAAACCCCCTTGTTCGTCAAGCAGGTCGAGGCCGAGGATATCGAGCCGGATATTCGGGTGGAGTCGTTCACCGACGCGGATGTCATCGCGGAATGCGATGGCGTGTGCGCTGTGTGCGGCAAGAGGGTCGATGTTGATTCTTTCGGGCCTGATGGTCCGGCGTTTAAGTGGAAGGTTCCTTTGGAGAAGTCGCGTCAGGCGACTTTGGCGAACCGACTTCTAGTCCATAACCGTTGCCTGTAGGCGAAATGCCTTGGCTTCGGCGTGCCCGGAACGGGCGGAATGGGGTTGAAGCATGGCTGGCAATGGTCATTCCGGTCGTAGCAAGGCCGGTAGGAATATGGTTTTGAAGAGTCCTGATACCGTGATGGGTCTGGACTTGCCCGCGACTCGTCCTGATGGGCGTGAGTGGCTTGACTTGACGAAACGCTGGTACAAGTCGATGCAGACGGGGCCTATGGCTCCGCGCATGGGCATGGAGGCCGACTGGTTTTCGCTGATGGATTTGGCGAAGCTGAAGGATGATTACTGGCGTATGTCGAAGCCTTCTGCGGTGATGGCCGCTGAGATTCGTCAGCGTGAGGACTCGTTTCTTATCACGCCCGCCGCCCGCATCAAGGCGAAGATCGAGGCCATTGAGGCTGATGATATGAGTACCGGAACCGGTCGCCCGGAAACCCGTGGCGAGGCGGTGAAGGAGGATGTTGACCGTCGCCGCCGTCAGTTGAGGGTGGTGAACGGTGGCGCATGACATTATTCCCCAGCTGACGCAGTGGGAGTACGATCATTCCCTCGGTCATCTGGCGGTGTGGTGGATTGAGACGTTCACGCTTATCGGTCGTGGCGACGGCATCGGATTGCCTATGCATTTCGATTTGGACGAGTACCAGTTCATGGTCGGCGCCTATGCGTTGAAGAGGAATGGCAAACGCAAGTTCAATCGTCTGTTCCTTTCCCGAGCCAAGGGTCGCGACAAGTCGGGCAAGGCCGCTGGTGTTGGCATGTTCGAGGGTTTCGGTCCTTGTCGTTTCGACCATTGGGCGCGTGAGGGCGAGACCTACACGTTCATGGGTGAGACATACGAGTATCACGAGGGTGAGCCTGTGGGCAAGCCTGTCACCCAACCCGAGGTCGTGTGTTTGGCCAATTCCGAACAGCAGGCCGGCAACGTGTTCGAGTCCATCTACTACAACTGCGATTCCGGCCCCTTGTCCGATTGGAAGGGCATGGGCATGGATGTGGGCACGACCCGTATCATGCTTCCCGAGGGCGGAATCATCATGCCCATCACTTCTGGCGCTTCCAGTCAGGATGGAAAGCTGACCACCTGTGGTCTTGCCGACGAGACGCATCTTATGGTGCAGCCGAAGCTGTGGAACGTGTACAAGACCGTGGCCCGTAACCTCGGCAAGCGTGCCGGTACCGCTGGCACGTTCATGATGGAGACCTCCACGATGTACCGTCCCGGTGAGGGCAGTATCGCTGAAGCGTCGTACAAGTATGCGTGGGATGTGGCCGCAGGACGAATCAAGCATCGTGCCGGCATCTACTTCGACCATGTGTACGCGACGTTGGACGTGGAGGACTTCTCGGACGAGAAGAAGATGACCAAGGCTCTTGAGATTGCCTACGGTCAATCCTTGAAAAGCCCTGATGGGAAGGACCATATCATTCTCAAGGACGGTACCGACGTGCCGATTGAGAACAAGACCGGTCTGAGCGCCGATGGCCGTTATTCGCTGACCGATGGCGAGCTTGGCCCGTCCAAGGACGGGTGGTTGACGTTGGATGGTCAGCTTGACCAGATCTATCAGCCGGACACCGATCCCGCAGATTCGATTCGCTACTTCCTGAACAATCTTTCCAGCGTGCAGAACGCTTGGCTCAGGGAGTCCGACATTCAATCCCATGTCCTGTACAAGGACGAGATGGCCGGTTATCTGGGTTCCCGCAAGCTCGAAACCGCTTGGCAGAAATTCGTCACCAAGAAGGAGCCGATAACGCTCGGCTTCGACGGTTCCGTGTCGAAGGACTCCACAGCCCTCGTTGGTTGCAGGGTGTCCGATGGCATGCTGTTCCTTATCAAGCTGGAGCAATGCCCGGACGGGCCGGAGAAGGCCACGTGGAGGGTTGACCGTGACGCTTTCGACCAAGCCGCCAGAGACATGCTCGACAAGTACAACGTGGTCGGCTTCTTTGCCGACGCGGCCTTCTTCGAGTCGATGATAGGCGCTTGGGAGAAGGACTACGGGAAGAAACTGAAGGTCGGCCCCCGCAAGAACGGCGATCTCGTCAAGTTCTATACGAACAACTGGAAGAACGAGATGTATCAGGCCACGGAGAACGCGGCCACAGGTTTCCGCTACCCGTATGAGGAGCCGGAAGGCAGAAAGCCAGCGTTGAACAGCATCGCGTTGCTTGCCGACCCGAGGCTCGTCAACCATTTCCGGCATCCGCGCCGGGTGGACAAATCGTATGGCTACAAGATTCTCAAGGAATCACCGGCCAGCCCGAACAAGATCGATGCCTGCGTCGCGGGCATTCTCGCATACCGCGCACGCGCCCGCTATCTGGAGATAGCCGAGGAGAAGAGGCGTCGCGCGCCCATTCGCATCTATTAGGAGGTTAGACCATGCCCGACGTGCAGCTTGCCATCAGGAACGCGACCGTCGAGGATACGGATGCCTGGAACCTCACCCAGCTTGCTACGGCTTGGGGGCGCAGGCTTCCCATGCTCGCCGTTCTGAAACAGTACAAGGACGGCAAGGAGCTTGTGGACTCCACGAGCGTGCCCGGCAGCACAAGCCCGAACGCGGCTCCCGTGTACCGCACCATGCGCGAGATAGGCACGTTGAATCTGGCTCGCCGTATCAGCGAAAGCGTGACTGACCGTCAGCGTCCGAACGGTTTCCGCAAGATATCCGACGATAAGGTGAAGGACACCGCCGCCGACGCCATGTACCGGGATTGCATGATGGACACGCTGCTGCGCTGCCACCTGTTCCCCGACACTGCGGATTACGGCGCCTCCTACGGCTTTGTGAACAAGGGGCGCGGGAAGAGGCTGGTGCAGGCGTGGAGCCCTTGGTGCTGCTACATGTCGGATGATGAAGATTCGGCCATCCATTACAGCTATGACGCCCGTGATGGGGTCGAGAACATTCGCTTGTTCAGCATGGAACGCGACGAGGCCGGCAATATCAAACGTGTGTATTCCAAGCTCGCCACGCGCGAGAGCGAACGCACGGTGACTGACCCCGACGATGACGAGGCCGTGGCACAGCTCGCCATAGAAGGCAAGGCATGGGAGCCGGGCAACACTTGGGAGTGGGCACAGGGCGATGAGACCTACGATTACGCTCTAGCCTGCGAAAGCCTTCCGGTGGTCAAACTGCCAACGCCGGACGGCATGGGCATGTTCGAGCCTTTTCTTGATACTCTGCGCCGTATCGACCGTCAGATTTTCGACCGCCTGTGCATAACCATGATGCAGGCGTTCCGCCAACGCGCCATCAAAGGCGACATCAACCTTGAATACGGCCCTGAGGATATCGAGGTCATTCAGGGCTTGAAGGATGAGGGTGACCCAATCGACCTTTCTGAAAGGTTCGCCATGGGTCCCGCAGCACTATGGAACCTGCCGGACGGCGTGGATATATGGGAGTCTCAGACCACCGATCTGAATGGCTTGCAGAACGTCATCAACGCCGACATCAAGCATCTTGCGGCCACTGCCGGCATCCCGTTGGATATTCTCAGCCCTGACGTGCAGGGTTCCGCCAACGGTGCCGAGTTGAAGCGCGAGACGCTGCGGTTCAAGGTCGAGAACCTGAACGCCCTCGCGTCCGAGGCCATCGGACGCATGATTCGCATGGCGTTGACGTTGAACGGCGAGGGCAGCGCCGCCGAGGACGATTTCGAGCTGATGTGGAAGCCCATGGTGTCCACGAGCAGTCTGGAACTCGCCCAATCCGGCCAGCTGAAATACCAGTCCGGTCTGATGGCCCGCCGCACGGTTCTCACCCATGACTTCGGTTTCACAGCTCAGGATATAGCCGAGGATGACATGAATCGCATGTCCGACCAGTTGACATTCTCCGACCAATCGGCCGGTCAGCCCGTACTGCAGGGCGCCGTGCAGCCGGCGACCGGATGGGATGAAACCACCCAGTCCGCCGTTAACGGTTTGAACGGCGACGAGAACGGCGACGGCGTTTCCGATAGCGTCACCAGTCTCGACGGCGTGGAGACGTTCTGATGGCCGACATCACCCAGATTCTCAACCAGCGCATGAGCCGGTACGAGCGCGAACGCGCCCGACTGGTCGAGGAATACGTGACCGCCGCATGGAAGATGTGGCAGAGCCTGTCCCCCGCCGACTGGTGGAACGATGCCATCACACAGGGCGCGTCGGCTAACCTGACCTCACGGTATATGGCGTTCGTGGAGCGTATGCGCCGACTTGGCATAGCCTATGCCGACATCGCGCTCGGACTTGTCGGCGCCACCGCGCAGGGTCAGCTCCCGGAGTTCGAGGTGGTCAGGGACAACACGGACCCGTGGAAGATGATGCTCCGCCCCGTGGAATCCTACAGGGACGCTTCCAGTAAGGAGCCTCACTTGCGCCCGTCCGCGTGGGAGAACCTTGAGGCCGACGCGCAGCGTTCCGTTGACAGGTGGCTGGAAGAGGCGAACGAGCGTCTTATCGACATCATCGACACTGATTCCATGATCGCCGGAACCCATGCCACGTTGGAACGATACCGTAAGTCCGGCGTCACGAGATACCGGCGCATCATCCACCCGGAACTGTCCAAGACGGGCACGTGCGGCTTGTGCGTGGTCGCAGCCGACAGGGTGTATTCGATAGCCGCGCTCATGCCTTTGCACGGCAACTGCCATTGCACCGTGCTCCCCATCGTCGGAGACAACGACCCCGGTCTGAGACTCAACGACGATGACCTGAAACGCATCTACAAGGAGGCGGGCGGCACCGCATCCGCGAAACTCCGGCAGACCCGCGTGCTTACCCTCACCAACAGCGAGATAGGCCCCGTATTGAGCGCCAAGGATGTCAAGCCCCGCAAGGACGTGGACTGGCATCAGCCCGACGCGGATATGACACGGGAGCAGATTCAACGAATGTTGGAGAGAGCCAACGTGTTCACCGCATACTACCGGAAGGTCGAATCGACCGGAAAGGCCGAACACTTCCGCTACGAGGAGCACACCTACCATTTCGAACCTTCGCCGCACCTGAAACAGGCGCTGGCGTCAAACCTTGCGTTCGCGCAACAACTCAGGGCGAGGCTTCGCCTTGCCGCGTAACAGCAACCAAGTCGAAAGGAACCATCCCTGATGGCTGACAACGAAAACACCCCCATCGTCGAAACGACCGTGGACGGTGAGCCCGGAACGGGCGAACAGAACGACACCACGCCTAAGGCCGACAGCAACGACCTTGCCGACAAGGTGTCCATGTGGCAGGCCATGAGCCGCGAGAACGAGAAGAAGAGCCACGCGAACCTGAAGCGCGCCACCGATGCGGAAAGCAAGCTGGCCGACGTGGAGCACCAGTACGCGCAGGCTCAGACCCAGATCGCCAAGCTCAAGGCGCAGGCCGCATACCCGCAGCTCACCGATGAGGTGTTCGCCGCCCTTGCACCCAAGGACGCGGACGCCGAGGCCATCGAGGAGTGGGCGAAGAACGCATCCCAGTTCATTCTTCCCGCGCAGACCGAAACGGTTGCCGACGAGGGGAAGAAAGAAGAACAGCAGCAGCCCCTGCCCGCCTCCGTATTGGAGGGATACAGCCATACGGCGCCTCATCCTCAAGGTTCGACGGCCAGTGGCGGATTGACTGCCGCATACGATTACGGGCGCAAGTTCGCGTCCATCAACAACGACAAAAAGTAAGGAGAACCCCAATGGCTAAACCCGTGGAAATGGTTCACACCACCGGCTATACGGTGCCGCAGGACGACCAGTCCTGGCTTATCAACCGCATCACCGATGGCATTCGTGAGGCGCAGCTTGACCTGAGCCTGTTCACCGGCGACAAGGAGAAGGAACAGAAGTACTTCGCCTCCATCGACCCGGATGATTTCAACGCCTGGCTGAAGTCCGGCATTCCGGTCGCCAAGGTCACCAGCACCGGCCTGTTCGGCCCGTATGACCCGACCGCCACCGATGGCCGCCAGCTCAAGGTCGCCGGTTTCCTTGAAAGCCAGCTGCACGTGGTGTTCACGCGCTCCGGCTTCGAGGACCAGTATCCGACCGCTGGCGTGCGCTACATGGCCGTCATCGACCGCAACAACCTGCCGGTCACACTGGCGGAAAGCACCGTTTTCGAGGGCCTTATTCTCGACTACGACAAGGACGCTGGCGGCGATGTGACGGTGCTGTCCCCGTCCGCTGCCGGCACCGCTCCGGCCTACAAACTGCCCAACGCCACTGCAAGCGCACTGGGTGGCGTCAAGCAGGCCGCGAACGTCGCCAACCTCGCAACCAGTGCCGACGCCGCCGCCATCGTCACTGCGGTCAACACCCTGTTCGCCAATCTGCGCACTGCCGGCGTCATGGCCGCTAAGTGACCTTAATCATTCGTTTCTGAAACCCGCCCCATGTGGCGGGTTTTTATACCCGAAAGGAACATCATGGCCCTTATCAACAAGGACATCATCACGCCCGCCGAGGCGTCGGCCATCGTGCTCGGCGCATATCAGTCCACGCGCGAGATTCTGCCGTTCGGCAAGATTCTGCCGGATGTGATGAACCCGACCGGTCTGAACGTGAGCTGGGTTCCGAACCAGCCGCGCTTCGAGGTCGAGGAAATGAAGTATTCGACATGGGATAGCGAAGCCCCGTATGACAAGACCACCGGTGGCGGCAAGAAATCCTATACGGAGATGCTGCCGCTGCGCAAGCGCCACCGCATCAGCGAGCACGACATCGCAGCAGGACGTGTCGCCGCCACCGCCACCGAGGCTTCCGACGAGCTGCGTGAGGCACTTGCCCGCCTCGGCACCGAAATGGCCTACCGTACGGAGAAGGCCAACGTCGCCGTCGCCGTGGACGCCAAGCTCGGCATCGGCGAGTCGAACCTGACCGCCAACTGGGATTACGCGCGAGACGCCTCGCTCGCCGTCGAACTCAAGGCCAACAACCTGTGGTCCAACGCTGCAAGCGACCCGATCAAGGACCTGCGCAAATGGAGCGACCTCGTGTACAAGGCCGAGGGCACCCGCCCGCGCGTCATGGTCACGACCCGCAAGGTCATGAACACGCTCATGGAGAACGCCGCCGTGATGAAGTACTTCTACGCGGGTCAGGCCCAGTCGGACATGCTGCCCGCCTTCATCGGCGAAGCCCAGGTGCGTGGCGTTCTTTCCTCCTATGCGAATATCAGCGACGTTCTGCTCGTTGATGAGACGTATGAGGAGTTCGCCCGCCAGCAGAAGATCATTCTGCCGGGCGGCGTGGCCTCCTTCTTCCCGGAGAACACCGTTCTGCTGCTGCCCGGCCTGAACGACACCGGCCTCGGCTACACGGCTCTCGGCCCGACCGCCGAAGCCAAGCAGTCCACCGTGTACGGCATCAGCCGCCAGTACGACGCCGGCCCGATTGGAGCCATTCTCGACATCCCGTCCGCCACGCCGGGCTACGAGGCTTACGTGAACGGCACGATGCTGCCGGTTCTCGTCCAGTCCAACAGCACGTTCAAGGCTACCGTCCTCAACGGCTGAGCTTAAGGAGCCAGCATGTCCACGACGCTTATCGACAACATCGACTGGTTGAAGTACATGCGGCTCAACGCGACCGGGGAGCCGGAACTGTTCGACAAGGACACCGGTTTCCCCGATTCGTGGGTGAAGCAGCAGTGCCGTAAGGCCGCATTGCTGTGCATGGCCGAATGCCCGAACGTGTACGCGCGGCTGCGCAGGCGGCGTCTGAGCGAATCGGACTTCGCTGGCGTGGTATGCGATATGGTTCTCCGTCTCGCCCGCCAATACAAGTACAAGGCCGAATCGAACGGTAACTACTCGTACACGCGGCGCGATGACCAGCCGGTGACTCCGGGCTACAATCCCAGTCCCCGATTGTTCGTCGCAAAGGACGAAAAGGCCATACTCACCGGCTACACCAGTTCGCAGGGCGGCGGGCACATCAGCCTCGGCTTCGACCCCGGCTTCGGGGGCTGACCATGAGCCACCTGTATGACGGGGAGCAGCCCGAGGAGACCCACCTGTTCGATGACGTGGAGACAGAACCCCGCATCACGGATGATCTTCTGCACCGCGACATGATCGTGGTGCAGCCGATGAAACCGTATGAGACACCCTACGGTGCCGGCACGGTGCCGGATGGGGACGCCTCCTACTGTTACTGCTCGTTCGAGCCTCGAATCAATAAGAACAGCACGTTTTCGAAGAACTGGGCGCAGGATACCACGCCGCAATCGACAGGTGGCCTGCGTGAGGATGCTCTGGCGATCGTTCTCGCGCCGGAATGGCATGGGGACATCAACACGCAGTTCTGGTTCGATAACGCCTGTTATGAGGTTGACGGCCCGCCTATGGAGATGCGTCACGCCTCGGATGCCGCCCACCATTGGAACATCACCGCGAGATGCATCGGCCATGCGACCGAGGACAACGGGTTGAAACCGCCTGTCCCGCCCGAGGGGAGCCGCACATGGGGTACGTGAAACTGAAGCCCGCGAGGGTGCTGAACCGTGACATGGCGATACTGTTCGGAGCCGAGGCCACCCGTCCCGTGGCGGAGAAGGTCGAGGCGAAGGCCAAGGGACTGGCTGACATGAAGGCGAAGCATTCGTCCGTCGCCAACCGCATCGACATCAGCACTCACGCGCATGGCACGCACACCGCCGTAATCATGAGCGTCAAGGGCCGTGACGGTTCCGAGATCGCCTCGCATCTTGAGTTCGGCTACTTCAACCGGTGGCTGGAACACAAGTACGGCATCAAAAGCCCGAGTGCTTGGATGCCGGGATTGTTCATCATGTCGAAAGCGAAATATGTCTGACCCCACGATATTCGACCTTTCCGTAAGGGAACAGTTGGATGCGGTCGCCATGACACGCGCCTACCTGGACGCCGTCGAATGGAAGAACCGTGATTTCAGGCCGGTCATCCAACCGGAGGTCACGCCCGCCACGGATTCGCTCCTGTTGTCCCATGACGTGATTCTCTACCATTGCGGCGCTCCTGAGCAGCCCGACTGGAATCTGAAGGCTTGGATATGGCAGTACACGCTGTCTTTGACGGTGTTGGGCCGTGACCCGGAACGGGTGGCCCGCATCTGCGGATGGCTGCACCGTTGCATATCCGCATGGCCGTACCAGCCGGGAACCATGTACGGGAAAATCGGGCGCATAGTGGACAACCCCGGTTTCGAGTCCCGGTCTTCCGGCGACATGACCAGTTCCAAAAGCATCGTCGCGTGGACTTCCACGAAACGTATACAGGCCGCGTCCCCACGCGGCTGACCTTATCTGAAAACCATCAATCACACAATCAGACCCCGCACGCCTGCACGGCTGCGGGGTTTTCCATATTTGAAAGGAAACGATATGGCTGACGAAATCGGCATCCACGATGACGGCGTATTGACCGCCGTCCGAGGAGCGATCTTCATGGCGAAGGCCGATACGACCATTACCTCCGCACTGCTCAAGCAGTTCACCGTCGAGGCGGCGACCGTGGGCGTGGGCGACGGCATGTGGACGAACCTTGGCCACATGTCGAACGACAACCTGCCCGAGTTCGCGTTGGACGGCGGCGACGCCACCACGCTTTCCACGTGGCTTAAGAACGCCTTCCGCACCCAGTACGACCAGACCACCGGCACTGTGACGTTCAATTCGGTGCAGGGCGACAAGGGCACGTTCAAGACCTTCTACAACGCGGTCGACATGCCCGATGTCGGCGTGGCGTTCAGTCTGGAGAAGACGCCTATCAACAAGGCGTTGTTCATCCTCTGGTCTGACACGAACATCAACTCGCGTGCTGGCCTGCTGCTGCCGAACACGGATATCGCGTTCTCCAGTCTGCCTGCTCTTTCCACGGATTCGTTCGTGGAGTTCTCCGCTCAGGCGAACATCAAGACCTCCAGCGCGCTTCCGCGTGACGCGGCCAAGAAGTTCACGTCCGCAGCCTACCTCAGCCCGGCTGATTTCGCTGCCGCCGCCTGACCCGGATTCTTCCTTGCCGCGTACCTATCCGCGCGGCAAGGATATTCCTCTTTTTTCGGATAGGAACCATTTTCACACTTTATGGATAGGAGCCGATGATGGCAGAAAACATTGAAACCACCGAGACTACCGAGAACAAGACCCCGGAGACTTGGGATGAATTGAAGAGCCTTCCCCTGTTCGAGGAGCTTCCCGACATGGTGAAGCCGCAGGAATTGAACGTGGCGCAGTCCGCCGAGTTCCGTGTGACGTGGCAGCGCGTCAGCGAACGCCAGACCAGACTGTTCGACACGGGCGTCTTCGATGACGAGACCGCCGACAAGGGCAAGAAGAAAACCAAGGAGAAGCGAGACGAGGACGAGGCCGTCGTGCTCATGGCCGAGATCGCCCAGTACGCCGACATGTTCTATCGTGACATCGCCGTGGACGAGAAGCAGTGGGAGGAGTTCACGAAGGGCCGCACCTTGGAGGACCTGTTCGTACTACTGGTGTCCCTGACCTCGTTCTACGCATTGGCACTGGGAAAATCAAGCGGCTCCAAGACGCGCTTGACGAAAGCCGAGTAGCGGTCTGCTCCGATTTCCAGCGCTTCTACAATCTGAATCTCCCGGCCCGTATGAAGGTGGACGAACCCGTATGGCTGTGCGCCCTGTTGGACGGGTTGGAAGGCGTTGACGGAAGCCTGTACCGCGCGTACATGATGGAGCATCACCCTTTGCCGGCATCCGATTCCAAGGAGACGCCACGGCTTTCCTACGTCACTTACGGGCAGTCGCAGATGCTCATGCTTGACATGGCGAACACGCTTGACGTTCTCAGGGTGATGCTCGCCCGGATTATGGGCGACAAGAAGATTAAGCCACGTCCCATCAACCCGCCCGGAGTGGCGGACAAGCCCGATTCGATGGCGTCGAAGTCGTTCACCACGGCGGGCAAGTCGTTCGCCCAGATCACGGGCATGTTGGGTGCCGTGTTCGGCGGCAACAGTTTCTAACTGAAAGCCCCTCGCATTCCACGAGGGGTTTTCGTTTATCCTCCCGGAGGTTTTCTCATGGCCTTGTATACCGCTGGCGCGGTCGGCGTCGATATTCGCCCGGACACCGATAATTTCTGGAAGATTCTCAACGCGGAACTGCATTCCCGCCACCCTGAGGTCACCGTTGATGTGAACACGAAGGGTGTCGCACGCGCCAAGGAGCAGATGCGCGACCTTGACGGCAAGACCCTCACCAACGTGGTGAAGATCGACGGCGACCCGTCCGGCTTGCGTGCCATTGACAAGGCCATGCAGGCGCAACGTGAGCAGTGGGAGAAGAAGCCGGTCACCAGCAGGTTCGACTTGGACGATACGTCGTTCAATGAGAAGATTCACCGGCTTTCCAACCAGATCAAGCGGACCGTAGGCCGGACGGAGGCGTTCGTCAAGAAGTCGCAGAAATCCGTGGCCGACAGTCTTCAGGACAGTCTCTCCCGTATGCGTTCGACTCGTGCCCGCTACGACAAGGAGGCCACGGCCGCATCCCGTAGGCAGACCGTGCTCATCAAGGACGAGCACGCCGCCTACGACATGTACGCGGAGGCCATCGAGAACGGGCGCAAACGTCAGGAGCAGTTGACCCGCAGTCAGGCCGATGTCAGTAAGACCCTTGACTGGTCCATCAAGAAGATGAAGGAGCTGCGCGAGGCCGGGGACATCGACACCGCGAACTGGTACAAGAACAGTCGCATCCCCGAACTGCGCGAACAGCTCAAGGGCCTGAAGGCCGACCTGAAGGCGGTAGGCAAGGAGATAGCGGAGAACAAGAAGGCGCAGGACAAGCTCTTCTCCGCCGATTTCGACAACAAGGTAGCGGCACAGCAGCGTCTTATCGACTCCAACACCAAGAAGTGGGAGAAGGCGACCGACGCCATCTCCAAGTATTCGGACGCCGAGCTCATGCGCAAGGCGCGGCTCAATGACTTCAACCGTGAGAACGACCGGCTGTTCTCCGGCCTGAACAAGATTCTCGACCTTGAGGAGAAGTCCGAGAAGCTGAACCGCAGGCAGCTTCAGCAGCTGCCGAAGCTCACGGCCGGCCAGAAGGCGTTGGCCGAGGTGTTCGGTGACACGGGAACCAGCGTCAAACGCCTCAACGCGGTACAGAACGATTCACGCCGCACGATGGACAAGCAGCGCAAGACCGCCCGCGAGCTGACCAGCCTGTTCGACGAGCAGGAGACTCAGGTCAAGGCGCTTTCCGCCGCGTTCCAGAAGTTCAAGCCTATGGGCATCGACAAGAGCCTTGGCAAGGAGCTCAATAACACCTTCGACCAGTTGAAGAAGCTGCGCGACTTCGCATCCCGCAAGCCGATCACCGCCAAAGCCACATTGGATAAGACCCAATGGGACAAAAAATACGCGGAACTGATGTATGACGCGGAGAAGCTGCGCGCCAAACTCGACCGGGAGCATGAGGTCAACGTCCGTGTCAAGGTGTGGGAGAACAACGCCGACAAGCTTGAAGCCCGGTTGAAGAAGCTGCGTCATACGCGCCTCGACATTCCCGTGGACTGGCAGGTCGATCAGGAACGAATCATCGCGTCGATGCGTGAGACCGCCGCGAAGATCAAAGCCAATCCCGAACGTCGCTGGGAGTTGGAAGCCGACCTCGACCTGCAAATGCATCGCGCCGAGGAGAAGCTGAAGAAATTCGAGGACAAGAACGACGAGCTCAAGATGGACGTGGACTTGGAGACCGCGTTGGCCCGAGCCCATCTCGCCTACTTCACCCGTCCACGCACCGTCGATATCTTCGCCAATTTCAAGGGCACTGACCTTGGCAAGATTTTCACCGGCATGACCTCCGGCGCGACCGGTTTGAAGGGCGTGCAGAACCAGTTCGACAGTCTTGTGAACCTGTTCGACAAGCTCGACAAGGTGGTTCCCAAGTGGTCGATTCTCGGTGCCGGCGTCACCGCGTTGGGTGCCGGACTCCTGAACCTGGGACGCACTGCGGGCGGTGTTGGCGTCAGCCTCGTGGCTATGAGCAAGGCCGCGTTGGCCGCTCCCGCCGCGTTGGCGGGTCTGGCGTCCGCAGGCTACGTGGGCTACCGGGTGTTCGGTGATTTGAAGGACAAGTTCGATGTCGCCAAAACCTCGCTGGCGAACCTGAACAAGGAGTTGGGCGACAACGCTTGGAACGAGTACGGGGATAACCTGTACCGTCTCGCCAACGACGTGGCCCCCTCACTGTCCAAGGGTTTGAACGGTATCGCCGTCGAGGAAGGCAAGGTGCTCAACGGGCTTATCGACGTGGTGCGCCAGTCGAACGAAGCCGACCAACTGCCGCGTATCTTCGAGAACACTCGTCTCGCGGTGTCCGAACTGAACCCGGGCTTGCAGTCACTGGCCCGCGCGTTCCTCGGCTTGGGCGACCAGTCCAGCCAGTATCTGCCCCGCATGGCCTCCTACATTTCCGACGTGGCCGAGAAGTGGGCGAACTGGGTGGATACCGCCGAACGCACCGGTCAGGTCACTAAGGCGATGGAAAAGGCTATCGAACAGGGCGGCTATCTGAAATCGTCCGTATTCGACCTGATAGGCGTGTTTGAGGGCACGTTGGGTACTCTGGCGAAGACCGAGAACGGCATCCAAGGTTTTTCCGAGGCTTTGGAGAAAGCCAACAAGGCCGTTCACACCATCAAGTTCCAAGAGACTTTGGAGGCTTGGAGCGCCGGCGCACAGGACGCGCAGGACAAGATGCGCAACGCTTTCAAGGATATTGGCGACGCCGCGTACTCGTTGAAGGACACCACTCGCGCGGTGTTCGGTGACGCGGGCCAGATCGTAGGCGAGGGCATCACTGGGTTGAGTCGCGTGTTGCAGCAGTCCGGTGGTGGAATCCGCGATTTCAGTTCCGGTGTCCGCGACGGGTTCAGCCAGGTGTTTGACGCGGTGGGTGACGCGGGCCCCATGTTCTCCGATTTGGCGAGCATGGTGGGCCAGTTGTCGCGCACGTTCGGCGGCACGTTCGCGTCCGCTTTGCGTACCGTGAGCCCGCTTATCAGCACCATCGCCAAGGGTGCCGCCGGCGTGGCCCAAGCGTTCGACTCGTTGCCGGGGCCGGTGAAAAGCATCATCACATTGTGGGCCACGTTCGGTCGTGCGGGCAAGACGGCGTTCGAGTCGTTGAAGACCGGCATGTTGCAGAACATCCAGTCCACGATGCGATACCAGAAGATGCTCAGCGAACTGGGTTTGAGCGCCGAACAGGCGTCCGTGAAAATGGGCACCCTGATTAAGGCGATGAACCAGTTGCGTTCCGGCAGTTATGCGGGCATTCTGTCCGGTGCCATCAGCGAGGTCAATTCCCTCGGCATGGCGGCGGAAGCTAACTCGAAGAAGCTGCTCCTTCCGGGGAACGCTGCCAAGGAGACTTCCAAGGACATGGGAGGCTTGGTCGGTGCGAACGGTCAGGCCATCGCCTCCATCCGTTCGGCCGGGGAGCAGGCCGAACAGCAGTCCGGCAGGTTCGGTTCGTTGAAGACCGGCGTGAAGAACCTGTGGGATGCGTTCGGCGGCTGGACGACGGTTGCCGGTCTGGGAATCAGCGCGGGCATCGCCGTCATCGGCAATGCGATATCCGACTACACGACGAAGGCGGAAGCATCCAAGCAGGCGATGGACAAGGTCATCGACGGCATGAAGGGCATCAAGTCCAACGCCAAGGAGGCGGCGGACGCGTTCAACGATTTCAAGTCGGAGACCACGAAACAGTGGGATGACCCGTCGCTCCTGTTCGGCAAGGACGGTGGCGGCGCGGTCACTGAATGGCTCGTCAAGGTCAGCGGCGGCTACACGTCCGCAGCCGACGCGGCCAAACGTCTGGGCATCAACACCAGTACGCTGACCGATGCGGTCAGCGGCAACGAGGCCGGCTACAAGAAGCTCGTCAAACAGTTGGAGGCGCAAAGCAAGGAGACATACAAGGCCAGCGACCAGTACGGCATGATGGTCGAGAAGCAGACCGATGCCGCCATCGCCGCCGACACGCTGTTGCAGGCGTTGAAGAAGCAGCACAAGGAAGGCTTGGAGAAAACCGTCAAGGAGCAGATGAAATATCTGCGTTCCCTCGAACAGATCTCCGATTCCTCCTCCGCGCTGTCCGACAAGCTCAGCTCGCTCGCCACGACGGTCAAGGCGAACGGTCAGGCGTTCAAGGAAAACGGCGAACTGGCTGACGCCAACAACGCCGCCTACAAGCGCACCGACAAGGCGATGAAGGACGTGGCCGCTACCGCGTTGCTGTCCGCCCAACAGCTTCTCTCCTATGGTGAGAAGAACGGTCAGGTGGAGGAGTACACGCAGAAGGCCGCAAACTCCATTTATGAGGCGCGTGAGGCCATCGTGCAGCAGGCTCAGGCCGCTGGCATGAGTGAGGAAGCTGCTGAAAGGTATGCTGATTCGCTTGGTCTGATTCCCTCTGATGTGGGCACCACGATTACCGCTCACTCGGAAATCGCCCAAGATGCGGTGGATAAGCTCGTGCAGGGCATATCCGGTCTGACCGATGGTGAGAAAGAGATCGTTATCCGGCTACGTGAAGCTGGAGTGGTCACCACGTTGGATGGTGTTCTCAGTCTTGTTGAGCAGCTGATGAAAGGCGACTTGTCCGAGAGGGACCTCACATTGCTGTTGAACGCGAAGGGCAATGCTCGCTGGGAGACAGGCGAGGTCAAGGAGAATCTTCTTGCTCTCGGCATGTCCAAGAAAGCCTACAAGTGGCTGTTCTCAGGTGAGGGCAACGCTGAGGAGCGCATGCAGAAGGTCAGGGACGAGCTCGGCTATCTGAACCTGACCGACGAGCAGATACAGTGGATTCTCGACTGTATCGACCACGCTTCCGGCAAGATAAAGGACTTGGAGAAGAATAAGGTTCCCGCCGCCAAAGGTGTCAGCTTCAACATCGACGCCAACGATGATGACGCTCAGGTGAAACTCGCCTCCTATAGGGAGTCCGATGGTGAAAAGCTCGCTGAGAATAATATTCTCGTCAGCGCCGTCGATAACACCAGCGAGGGCACCGAGTCCGCTAAGGCGAACGTGTTCAGCGTCCCTCATGAATGGTGGTCGTGGCTGTTCGGACTTGATGGCACCAGTGGCCCATCCGGTATCGCGAAGAACGCCGTTGAGAGCATTCCTCAGCAGTGGCAGTCTATATTGACTGGTTCCGGCAATACGACGCTGTTTTCCAACATCGCCAATAATGCGGTTCGGAATATTCCTCAGCAGTGGTTGTCCATGTTTACAGGTCTCGGCAATACGCCATCGTTTGCCGGAACGGCACGAAGCCTGATCGGCAAGGTGCCCACCTATCATTCCACGACATTGAATGCGATGGGCAACGCTTTGGATGTCGCGTCGAACCTGCTATCCACTCTGCGGTCAATCGCTAGCCGCACATGGACGGCTTTCATCGACACGATATCCGGGGGTGGCCATCATGCTACCGGTGGTCGTATCTATGGTCCCGGTACTTCCACTTCTGATTCGATTCCCGCAATGTTGTCCAATGGTGAGATGGTGCTTCGCGCCGCAGCCGTCAAGAAGATTGACGCCGTGTATGGCAGGAGTTTCCTGAACACGTTGAACGCGGTCGGCAGTGTGGAGAAGGCCATGCAACCGTCCGCGTTCGCGTTGAACGCTCGCAGGAAGTCTCAGGCGTATGCGACTGGTGTCCGCGTATCCACGGCGAACGGCTCGTGGAATGTCGAAGTTAACCCGGTGATAAAGGTCGAACTTCCCGCGAATACGGGGAACACGACGAACAACACGGTGACTATCAACGGCGTGGAGTCCTCCGACCGGAGGATAGCCGACGCGGTGGAAACCCTTGTCGCTTCCGCCACCCGGAAACGCAACATGCGTCCGCGCTGACCGTCAGAGAAACCCCCGCCTGAACATGCGGGGGTTCTCTCCTGTTTCCTAATATCGTCAAGAAAGGTTTGTCATGGTTGAAGGTGCCGGCAATATCATCGGCGGCGGCTGGCGTTGCTGCGTACAAGCCGATATCGTCTCGCAGAACGCGACACAGGCCGTCATAGGCGTGCACATCATCTACCGTCGCACCGACCCGTCGCGCTGGGTGGCGTCCGATGCCGTGTCCGGTGGCGCTTGGGTCAATGGCGTGAGCACGAGCACGAACACGGTGAACTTCGGCTACCGGTCCTTCAACGGCGACGTGGATTTACACACCCAGCAAGTGACCGTCACGAAGCAGGAGTCCGCGCAGACGTTCTCCTGCCGCGCGTTCCTGAACATCCCATATGGTTTGCCGGGACGGTCGGAAGCGCATGTGAACCTCACGGTTCCCGGCATCACGTATGCGAAACCGAACCCGCCGAAGAACGTATCATGGACGCGGGTCAATGATTCAAGCGTGAAGGCCGCATGGCAGTCGAACTATGATAATGCGGCGCGAAAATATTGGAAGCAGATCTACGCAGACCAGTGCGTCGGCTTGAACGGCGGCACACAAGGCGCGTGGGGTCTGGTCAAGGCGTTGAACTGGGACGCCTTGAACTATTCGTACACGGGGTTGAAGGCGAACGCCCGATACCAGTTCCGTGTCGCGGCCCAGAACCCTGGCGGAGTGTCCGACCATGTGTACTCGGGCTACATCTACACGACGCCGGCCGCCCCCGTGGCGGTGAACGCGGTGAAACTGTCCGAACAGTCCGTGCGCGTGACCGTGGATGCGTCGAAATCGTATGTGCATGGCATCAGACTGCGGCGCAGGGTGAACGGCGGCGAATGGGCCGACATAACCGGAGGCACCCCCGGTGCGACGGCCGAAGGCTGGCTTCCCGACATAAACGGAATCCAGAACGTCACGTGGACCGACACCGCAGCTCCTGCGGGCCAAGTCCAGTACGCGGCGTTAGTGGGAAGACCTGTCTACGGCGATGACAACTCCAAGACCACGCTCTTCTCCGACTGGACGTACAGCAACACTATCCAGACGGCCGTGGCCCCTTCCGCGCCGACGATTCTGAACCCGACGCAGAACGGCGCGTATGTTGTCAATCAGCCGATGACGGTCGCTTGGAAACCGAATCATCCTGACGGTTCCGCCCAATCCGCCGCGCAGGTGGAGGTCACCGACCCCTCGGACGTTACGGTCATCGAAGAGCAGACCACGAACACCAGTTATCAGCGCACGCCCAAAAGCTGCGGCTCGTATAGGATTCGCGTGCGCACCAAGGGCATCCACGCCGACTGGGGCGCATGGTCGAACTACGTGACCTTCACGGTCGCGAAATATCCGAACATCAGCATCAACAAGCCTTCCGGCACCATTACGGCGACACCGTTCACCGTGGCGTGGACCGTGGCGGACGATACGGGCGTCAGCTCGCAGACGCTCATCATCCAGTCGGACGGCGTGGAGAAATACCGGAAGACGATGGACGGTTCCACGCGAAGCCTGAGCATCGGCGCAAGCCAGTATCTGCCGAACAATAATTCGACGTTGACCATCACGCTCGTGGTGCGCGGCGGTTCCGGCTTGGAGTCCAGCACGAGCGTCGTGAGGGACGTGGACTGGCCGGCCCCGGCCGAGCCGATGGCCGCGATAGAGTCGAACAATGATTACGCGGCGTTGGTCATCGTGTCGTTCGGCGTGCCGGAGGAAGGCCAGTCGGAGACGGTCAGTGCATCCGTCATCCGTGTCATGCCTGACGGTTCGGAGGTGCTTATCGCCTCGAACCTGTTGGACCAGCAGTTGGCCGTGGACCCCATTCCCCCGTTGAACACCGACTTCCATTACAGGGTGGTCGCGTATTCGGCTATGGGCACGACCATCGCACGCATGGTGGACGCGCGCATCGAATCCGGGTTCGGAGTGTTGAACTTCGGCACGGATGCGGGTCAGACGTTATTGCTCGGCTATAACAACACGGTGTCTCATAAGCGTTCCCATTCGACCAGCGAGTTTCATTTCGCGCGGGGCGACGGGGCGAATGCTCTGCCTTCCAGCTACGAATTGGACCAGTTGGATTCCACGGTGAGCGTCACCGGCGTATGGGAGTGGGACCAAGCGTTGTGGCTGCGGATACTCTTGTTGGCTGACGGATACCCTTACGCATGGTATCGGGAGCCTTCCGGCCTGCGTGTCTACGTGAAGGCGGAACAGTCCGTGAGCGTTGACATCGCGGACAGGAAGAACATCAGCTATTCCGCCGACCTGACCCAATTGACATGGGAGGAGCCCGTCCTATGAGTGATTGGAGCAAGCCTTTCAAGGTCGCCTACCGTGTGATGCGAGTCAACAGGAACACGGGTTTGGAGACCGGACGGTTGGATTGGGTGATATCCGGGGGCAGCATCGAACGCAACCAGGACACCAATATCTGCGAATCCGGTTCCCTGACCGTGGAGGGGGCGACCGACCTGGGCACCGACCGGCTACGGATATGGGCCGACTGCACGTGGCATGACGGTTCCACGGCAAGTGTGCCGTTGGGCACGTTCCTTCCCAACATCCCCAAGCGCAGCGTGAACGGCAAGGAATCTTCCAGCCAACTGGATTTGTACGGGCTGCTGCAAGAAGTCGATGACGACATGTTCGAGTCGCCGATAACGATAGGCAAGGGCAAGAAGGCCGTGACCGCCGCCGCCGACATCCTCAAGGGATGCGGGCTTCAGGTCGCGGCCTACAATCCCGGCAATTACACGCTGAAGGATAATTGGACGTTCGGTTTGAGGTCCGATAAGGACAAGGACAAGGGCAGCACCAAGCTTGACGCGGTGAACGATCTCTTGGATTTGGCCGGATACTCCAGTGCGAGAACCGACGAGTACGGGCGCGTCATATTGGAGAAGTATGTGGAGCCGGGCAAACGCCAGCCGAAATGGACGTTTCAGGAGGGCGCGAACGCCACGTTCCTCACCACCATGACCGACGAACGCGACCTGCGTGAGGTGGCGAACGTGGTGAAGGTCACCTACTACAACACGGACAAGGAATACGTTTCGACCGCGATTGACGATGACCCGGCTTCGGAGTTCAGCACTGTCAGCCGTGGCCGCAGGGTGGCTCACGCCTACGAGTATTCCAGCATCCCCGACGAGGTGACTACCGACGAGCAAGGCAGGAAACTCGCCTCGGACAAGGCGTTGGAACTGCTACGCACCGAACAATCCGTGATTCACAGGGTCACGTTCACGCACGTGTACGCTCCTTTGAATCTGACCGACGTGGTGGACTTGGAGTATCCGACCGGCTCGGTTTCCGGCAGGTTTGCGATACGCGCGCAGAATATCACTTTGGAGGCCGGTATTCCCATCGAATGCGAGGCCCGTACCTTCCAGCGTCCAAGCGAACCAACAACAGTGAAGGCATAAATGCAGTCGAACCTGATAAGGGCCGGCAATCGTCTGGCCGAAATCATGCCCTCCCAAGTGGGGGCGGAAGCCACCATCACGCGCATCGGCACCATCAACACGGTGTACGACACAGGAGGGTATTGGACCGCTGACGTGGATATGAGCGGCGGCACGCTCATGGGATTGCAGATGACCACGGATTGTGTGGGAGCCCGAGCCGGTGACAGGTGCGTGGTGGAAACCTACGCGAAAGTCGCCATCGTCACCGGCATCCTTGCGCGTCCGGGGTGCGGATGCTCCCCCTTGTTTGAGTGGTCGAGCACGTGGAGTGGCACCCCTGGGACTGAGCCTAAGAGTGGTTATCTTGAGAAGACTGCGACTGTTACTTGCGGGGGGCTTATCCTGTGCGAGGTTGCGGCCGCGATCAGCGGTACCGGCGAATACAGTATGGCGTTCGACTTCTTGGACGCGAACGGTGAGCGTAAAGCGTATTGGTGTTCCACGTCGCCGCAGAAGAACGGCGGCACGTTGAGGTGGGTTGCTTCCGGTTCTGTGCGGTTGCCTTACGGCTCGTACACGGTGAAGCTCACGACGTTTCATTGGGGCACGGTTTCCATTGTCGGCAATGATTCGTCTGGTAATAGTCTGCGTTGGCGTGACGAGTCGTTAGGTGTTGAAGGTGTTGCGCGTTATGCGCGGTTGCGTATGGCGTGAAGTGGACGTGTCCCGCCCTGCCGTTTGTCCGTAAGCATAATACGTAACGCCTGACGATAGTCAGTTGACTCAGCCTCACACCATACCGTGTGGGGCTTTCCCATATTCGAAAGGACACTGAATGTCCCTTTTCCATGACCTGTTTTCAAGCGCCGAGTTTTGGAGCGCGTTGATTCTCGCGCTCATTGGCGGCGGTGGCGTCGGTGGTCTTGTGGGAGCGTGGAGCAACCGCAGGAAGAACGAGGCCGATATCGACAGCATCACCGCCGACGCCGCCGACAAGGCGGTGAAAATCCTCACGGAAAGCATCATCGACCCGTTGCGTGAGCAGGTCGCTTTTCAGGAGACCCAAATCCAGCATTTGGAGGAGGTGCAACGCAAGTATTTCAAGATCGTGGCCTATGTGCGCAGCCTGTTCCATTGGCTGCAATCATTCTGCGAAGTGACGGAACCCGAGTTTTTGAAACGTCATCCGAAACCATCGTTGCCGGACGAGCTTCGCCCGGACGTGGCCCCCGAAACCATCATCGAATCCAATAAGGAGGAGTAACCATGACCCAAATCCATATCAGCATTAGGAAGCCGAAGACCGGCGGCTTGGACCCGGTCACCGGCGTGATGCGGTTCCGTCCGGTACGTCGTCATTTCGACGCGGCGAAGAATCTCATCATCGCGGCCTCGTTCGACGCGGACTTGTCCGAAAGCGGCGAGTTGACGGTTGACCTGCTGCCTACGACGCCCGCTTTCGTGTGGCAGGTTGTGGAGTTGGCTGATTCGCCGCAGGCGTACACGCGCTATGTGGAAGTGCCCAATTCCCCGACCAAGGTCGAGTACGCCGACCTCGTGGAGGTTGACGCCGGCACGTTCGTGCCGAAGGACATGAACGGCTCCCAATTGCTGAAGGTTCGTCGTGCCGCCACCCAGTCGGAGGCGGAGGCGTTGAGCGCCCAATACCCGGACGTACTGGTGTTCTTCAACGAGACCGCGAGTGTCACCAAGGCTGCTGCTGCCATGAGCACGTTGGAGTCCATCACGGCCGAAGCTCAAACGAACGCCGCGTTGGCGAAGAGCGCCATGCTGAGCGCCCGGTCCTCCGCTGATTCCGCGACCGCCACCCAATCCGATCTGGATGTCCTCGCGTCGAATGCCAGTATGGCGGCGGCTTCCGTCGCCAATGATTCGCAGACCGTGGCCGACACCGCCAACGCGGTCGCGGCGAAGGGCGAATCGGCTATCGCCACCATCGATTCGACGGTGCAGGCGGTCAAGGACAAGGCGGAGGCTGCGACCACCGTACTGCCTTCCACCGGCACCACCGAGGAAACCACGGAGGAACCCGGCAAGGACTCCACGCCAGCCAAGGCCAAGAAGGCCGCTGTGAAGGAGGCCTGATCATGCCAGCCTTTTACGCCGGCAAACGTGTCGGCAAACCATTGATGGGAGGCCACACGTACAACGCCATGTTCAACGGCAAGCTCGTATGGCCGTTGGACAAGGACACGGTGGTCTCCATCGAGATCACGGATGACAAGGGCAATGCCCTGCCCAAGTCTCTGCCCGTCAACGGCACCCTGAAACTGGGTGCCAAAGCCACGTATGCGGACGGGCATGTTGGCGACCTGCTCACCGCCAAGGGCGTGACGTTCACGAGCAGGGACACGAGCACCGCCACGGTTTCGGGCAACACGCTCACGTGGAGGCATGGCGGCACGATTCTCGTCACCGCCACTGTCGACGGTTTCACTTCCGCCGCCGTGTCCATCAGCGCGGCCTATGCACCGGAAAGCATTAAGGTCACGGATGATGCCGGCCAGCCGGTCGATGCAGTCACCCTGCGCGTGGGCGAGAGCAGGAACCTCAAGGTGACGGTCCTGCCCGATGCGGCATCGCAGGAGTTCGCGGCCAGCGCCGCCAGCCCGGATATCGCCGTGGTTGGCGACGCGAAACCGACCGGCATCACCGTGTCGCCGGAATCGTTGACATTGAGGGTTGGCGAGACAGCCAGCCTCGACGTGGGCGTGCTGCCCGCGTACGCGCCGCAGGAGTATACGGCATCCATCAAGGATGTGGGTATCGCATCAGTCAGACAACAGTAAGGAGCAATATCATGCCAACAACAACAGCGTTTAGGGGGGGGGTGGCCGTATCCGGCCTGACCCCGGGTGACACCAGCCTAACCATCCAAGCCGGCACTGTCTCGAAAACCATTCCAGTGCGCGTGCTGCCCCCGATCAAGAACATGTGGCTGAAGATACCAAACGGTACGCAGAATGGCGTGACGTTTACGGTCGCCGCTGACGGTGGCATCCACGTGAAAGGCACCAGCACCTCGTCAAACGGGCGTGCCGATCAGGGTAGTACGGATAATACGCCGTTGCCAGCGGGACAATACACGTTATCCGCCGCGAACCTCCCCGACGGAATCATCCTATTCGTAGTCGTTATCACAGGCGGCGTGGCCGAATACAAGGTGCTGGACAATCGAGTTCACAATTTGGCTGTCACGTTCACGGTATCGGAAAACAGTACCTATCAGTGCAAGGTCGGAGCGAACAACGGTGTGCCCGTTGACGCGACGGTGTATCCAATGCTGGAAACCGGCAGCGAAGCACACGCGTACAAGCCATACGCATAAACCGGAAGCCTCATGAATAGGGGCTTCCATTATTTCAAGGAGGCCCCTCATGGGTATTTCCGTAACCGGCGTGAAACCCGGTAACACGACGGTCACCATCAACTCGAAAACCAGTCCGAACATCAGCAAGCGGATTCCAGTCACGGTGAAATCCCGTAACCTGTTGTCCTATGGCCCCGCCGAAGGCAACGGGTTGACCGCCACCGTCAACAGTGACGGCTCACTGCACGTCAAGGGCACGTCAACAAAACAGTGGGCTGGGCTGGCGTGGAAGTTCCCGTGCCCGGTACAGGGCCCCGTGATATTGCGGTCCCCCACCCCTATCCCCGGTTTGACCGGCAGCGTCAAATTCCTCGACGCCAAAGGACAGCCGCTAGGCAATCAGGTCGTCTCGGGCAGCAATGCCATGGCAGTCCCTGCCGGCACCGTCAACCTGCGCTTCGAAATCCTGTGTACTGAGGCCACGCCCACCGCGAAGGACGGCGATCTCCGAATCCAGCTCGAATCCGGCGACACCGGACACGATTGGATGCGACCCGACAACACCAGCCTTAGGGGGGGGGCTGTGAATTAGCGAACCTGTATCCGCGTGTCACCGGACTGCCTAAAACATTAGGCACCGACCCGGGTGTCGTGGTCACGGAACCATCGCCGGGCACGTACCGGTTCAAAGGCTCCACCACACAAAAGGTTGACTCGTGGGATAGCCTGACATGTTCCGTCCACGTGGAGGCGGGAACGTACACGATGGAAGGCACGGACTGGCCGCTGGGCAACAACTCATGGCTGTTGGGCGTGCAAGCCATACTCACCCCCGATGACGGCAGCGGACAGACAACCGCGTTCGAACCTAAGGACTATGGGCCGCGAACCTTGAAGGCCGGCACTCTCCAATGCACCATTTTCGTCAATACCACGGGCGAGGTCGATAAGACCTTCACTCCCCGACTCTACAAAATCGACTGACTCCTAGCCCCACACCATACCGTGTGGGGCTTTCTCATTGACGGCCCCGAGTGGGCCGTGACAATCCTGACCCACGACCGTGGGCCACAACAAACAAATATTCATCCCAGAGAAAGGGGAAACATTGGTCAATAACAAGGACAAGCCGTGGCATAAGCGTCTGCTCGCCAAGGTCACGGCCCTAGTCGCCGCCGTGTGCATGATGCTGCTTCCGGCGACCGCGCACGCGGACATGCAGGGCGTGGACATGAGCAACTGGCAGTGCGGCATCGACGTGTACAACATGCAGGCGGACTTCGTGATTGTCGGCACCACATGGGGCACCGGACAGGTCAACAACAACTGTCTCGTGTCCGGCGTCAACACGGACGCCAACCGCATGATCGCTCAGGCGCAAGCCAGCGGCAAGAAATACGGCCTCTACCATTACGCGATGGGAGGCAACCCCGAGGCCGAGGCCCAATTCTTCTACCGCAACACCAGCAACTATTGGCGTCATGGCATCGTGGCGTTGGATTGGGAGATGGATGACAACCCCGCATGGGGCGATTGGAATTGGGTACGCCGCTTCATGAATGAGTGCGAACGCCTTTCCGGCGGTGTTCGCCCATTGCTGTACACCGGCCCGGTCGCAGGAACAATCCCGCAGGACATCCGCAACAGGTACGGCCTATGGATCGCCCAGTACGCGAACATGTCGCCCACCGGCTATCAGGCCAACCCGTGGATGATCGGCGCATACGGCGAAGCCATGCGACAATACTCCGGCACGGGCGTGGTGAACACGTGGAGTCCAATCGACCTCAACATTTTCCGTGGCGAGGCATGGCAGTGGGACCTCTACGCCAACCCCACCGGTTCCACAGCCCCGGCCCCGGCAACGCCCGCGCCCGTGCAGCCGAGCACTCCCCCGGCCAACACCAACACGGGTATCAGCCACACCATGCGGTGGGGAGAAACCATCTGGGGACTCGCCGTAGCCAACAATGCTTGGCCCCTGTCCGCATGGCATACGCCCAGCGGTGACATCAACCGCTACTACGTGGGCGACGTCGTAACCTACGGCGGCGGCACCGCCCCCGCATCGTCCACCGGGGTCTCCAAGACCCTCCAATGGGGCGACACCGTGTGGGATTTCGCCACCGCGCACGGCTACAACGTCTCCCAGTGCACCGTCCCCTCCGGCAACATCAACGTCTACTACCCCGGTGACGTGGTGACCTGCCGCTAACCCAAACCGATGCCGCCGTCACTCCCCTGATGACGGCATCACCACCATTTTTTGATCGGAGCAAAACATGACCGACAACACGCCGGACACCCAACTCGAAGAAATCACGGAAACCGGCACGCCCAATATTCCCGACCATACGGCCACGCCGTACACTCCCGTGTTCAATGACACGGTGCGCACCGTCATCTACGTGGTCACGCTCGTCGCCTCGGTCATCGGACTCGGGTTCATGAGCTTCGGCTCCCCCGAAATCGGCGGTTTCATCAGTACCGCCGCAGGCATCATCGCCGCAGGATTCGGAGTCGCATACAACCCGGTACGTATGGCCGGCAAGTAGTCGCCGCGAATAAACCACCGCCCCTCCCCCGGCAGTAATTGAACTGCGCCCCGGAAGTTGGACGTGGTTTATTAAGGGTACCTGATTAGGCTGTGAGGGACATGTTCCGGAATTCCTCCGGGGTGTGTCCCTCCAGTCGTATCTGGCGTCGTCTGGTGTTCCAGTGGATGATGTACGCGTCCAGTTCGCTCTTGAACTCCTCGTACGAGGCGAACTCGCGGCCGGTGTAGAACTCGTCCTTGAGGTGGCCGAACACCTGCTCGGTGGCGGCGTTGTCGATGCAGTTGCCCTTGCGGCTCATGGACTGGCGGATGCCCAGTTCCCCGAGCCTGTTCCGCCACCAGTCGTGCTGGTATTGCCAGCCCATGTCGCTGTGGAGTATGGGATCGGCGCCGATCCCATCGCGAATCAACCCGACGACGATTCTCATATACTCGACATCGTATGAACCCCTGCGTTTCCGTGACATAGAAAACCGCACCTCCAAATCATCGGACATGAATTACTCCAGTCCAACAATCGGGGTGCGGTTCAAATGCTGGATGGAGGGGCGGTTTTCGCGTATTGCGATATACCGGCATGGAGGTACGGACTGTCACGTATACTGTAAATGTCATTTATGGCCCGGTTTCCGAACAGTCACCCGCTGGTGCGCGTGCCATCCCGTTCAAGGGAGGATAGGAAACCGGGCCATATTGCTATTGCCATTCAAAAGGCGATAATATTTTACCGTTCCTCATATCCCCAAGCATTCCCTCGCATAGGCTTCACCCTCACTTGAGATATTTGACCCATCCCCGATAGGTGACGGCATGAGCGGCCTCGCGCGCACTCCCATACACCTTTCGACCCCGGTCGAAATAATGCAGGTGAAACATATTCTGATTGAACCAATCACAATTGCAGACATGCCAGTCCCACTTGTCGCCGGTCTCCCACACCTTCAACGCTTCTTTAATATCCGGCTCGTACCGGTCATTGAATACGAGCTGCCACATCGTAGGCATACGCCACACACTCGGTTTGAACGCATACAGCCAACCGGCTTCAACCAGTGTTTTCAATGCCTTGCGTACATGCTCCGCTTCGCTTTCTGGTAATCCCATTTTCTCCGTCACCCATGTCGCGTAACCGAGATAGCAGCGGGGAGGAACAGGCACGATGTCATGGCATGAACCGGGGCCGTTGAGTGTATCGGGAACATCCCTATACGGTGGCCTGCTTTGAGGGTCTGGCGTCATATCGCATAGGCAGTCGAAAACGTCTCGTTCGAGACTGTTTGCCGAGTCGATGAAAAACGATTCCGTCTGGAAGAGTTTGGCCGCGTGACGCTTGTTCTGGTATCCCATTGCTACTCCTCTCCTAAATGGAAATATTCCCTTGCTTGTTTTTCGGCCATAAGATTCTCCGTGGGCGTGCCTAGGCAGAGCAGCCATATCGCGTTCTTCTGCTGGAACACGTTCGCCGGCTTCAACAGTTTGAGTATGCCTCGTTGTTGCATGAATTTGGCGGCACTGCCGATACGGTTCCATGCCGTCCTGCGTCGCTTCGGCAGTCCCTCCGCGTTACGCCGGTATTGTTCTTCGCTGATTAGTTCCGGGTCGCTTGTCGGTTCGTAATCGGGCAACGTCATTCCCAGATCGTTCATAGCGTCATTCCAACCGCCCCAATAGCACCAGTAGGGTTTCTCCCCTTTGTGTACTGCTTGGTCGTTTGGCCCGCACGCGCGTAATGCCATGTAGGTGAGCAGTGAGAGCGCGAAAGAGTCCGTGACGCGCTTACCCGAGTTGAGTTTGGATAAAGCACCTTGGGAGACTTTCTCATACACTCTGTCCATGTTCTTGTATCCCACGAACTTCATGCCTTTCCTCCATGTCTCGCTGTAGGCTGGGACATGGAACGCCTGTTCCAGAAACCCCCGTTTTGTTTGATCGCTGGCGGGGGTTTCCCTTTTACACACTCAGAAGTGTATCACATACACACGTCACTGTGTAACCTGATTCACAGTTCAGTGGGGATATATACTACACACTCAGCTGTGTATATATATAAAGTAACTAAATCTCTTATATCGAAATATAATAAAAACCCGATTTTTGATTTTTCGAGCGAATCACCGTCGATTCGCCACGCCGATACCCGTTTTCCAACTCAATCCGCAAGTTTGTTGGAGAATGTTGGAGAACGACATTCCTAGACACCGGAAATCTTACCCAAGATACAACGAAACCCCTTGCAAACATTGGTGTTCGCAAGGGGTCCCAATGCCTAATCAGCGGGCGTT